TGTGATGCGTTGAAATACCTGGTTGGTGAAGTTGTTGCAAGTAATGCAAAGAAAGATACCAGGACAGATACAGAACGGTTTATTGACAAGATTGTTGTTGATGTAGATCATTCACAACCACAGTGGGATTCGTATTAATGGCAATTGTTTATAGAGGAGAAACATTTCCAGGATACAATAAACCAAAACGGTATACTGGCTCTGGAAGATTTAAGAAACGTGTATTGGCTAAAAAAGGTGACAAGGTAAAGATTGTGAACTATGGTCACAAAAGTTACAAACACAATTACAGCAGTAAAGCACGTAGTAATTATCTAAAACGCAGTGCAGGGATCAAGAATAAAAGCGGTCAAAGCACAGCATCAGACAAGTTCAGTGCTAACTACTGGGCAAGAAAGGATCTTTGGAATGGCTAAAGCATTCTGGAATAAGAAAAACCCGAAGAAGAAGAGCAAGAAGCTTACTCCTTCACAGAAAGCATACGCAAAAAGGTTAAGTGCAGAAAAAGGATGGAAGTATCCTAACCTGGTTGCCAATAGTATAGCATCAAGGAAATAACATGGCAGGAATGGACTATTACGCATCAGCAGACCAACCAAACGCATTAGATGAAGTTGCAGATGTAGCAGAACGCATACCGCAAATACGTAAATGGCTGGACAGAAGTAAGAAAGCCAGAGAGAAACAAGCGGACAGATGGCGTAAGAATGAGCGTTTATACTACGGTAGGCATTGGTCAGCACCAAATAAAGGTACGGAAAGCCAGTCCAGGATGGTGTTTAATTTTCCATTAGCTGTGGTAGAAACCATTTTACCAATTATTAATGACTTTCAGCCAACAGTAGACATTCTACCCAAAGAAAAAAACGATGTCTACTTTGCGGATATGATGCAAAAAAGATTTCAGCAGATCGTAGAAGAATCTGATCTGTATGGCAAGATATTACAAGCAGTAAAAGACAGTTTGATCTACAGCAATGGATTCTTACAAATACTGCCAGTAATAAGTGACACTGGTGCATTCAGTGGATTTGATATCCAGGTCATTGATCCGTTTTCTGTTATACCTCATCCATATGCTAATGACCTGGATCTTCAAGCAGGTGAATACTTTTTATTTGCTGTACCAATGGAAATATCCAAGATAGAAAGAGAATACGGTATTAAATGCAGTGCAGACGGCAGATTAGATGATTACAAAGCATTTCAAAAGACGGATGACAGCGGATTACAAAGTGATAACCCATCGACCAGTGATGCAGATGTTGCATTGGTTATTGAGTGTTACAGCAATGAAAAAGATAAAGAAAAATACCCATACGGTAGGCATACAGTAATAGTGCATGATAAATTGATCGTAGACGAACCGTTAGAGTTGTACAGAATGCCAGTATTTATGGTATCAAATTACAAGAGTCCGCACAACTTCTGGGGTATTGGTGAGACGGATCTGGTACGCACACAGACCAAAGCCATGAATGAAACATTTAGTGCGATCAATGAAAATATTAGACGTATGGGATTTCCGATACGTAAGGTAACACAACGAGCCAAAGGTCAATTAACCAGACCAATTACAGGATCACCAGGTGAAGAGATTACTGTAGTAGATCCAAGCGATGTAACCTTTGAAACCCCGCCACCAATACCAGGATATATACAGAATTACATTGTCCAGGTAGGTCAATACATGGAAGCAGTTACTGGTGTAAATGATGTAACACAAGGGCGTAAACCAGGTGGTGTAACATCTGGAAGAGCAATCGTAGCATTACAAGAAGCAAGTCAAACCAGACAGCGTTTTAAGATCAATAAAGAAGTATCCAGGCTAACCAAAGAAATTGGTGAGTATATGGTACAGATGATTCTTACATACGATGAGCAGATACGTTCTATTCGTGAGCGTGATCCAGAAGGACAATTCCAATTTACACAATTTGATCCGATGGGTGTATACGATGCAGATGGAAACCCAGAAGGTAGTCCAAAATTTAATCCTGGAACAGCAAGTTCCCTTAGAGATAGTGAGTTTGATGTGGATGTAACCACTGGATCCAGGTATGCACAAGGTAGAGTAGCCAATGAAGAACGTGCATTAGAATTATATCAAGCTGGTATATACGGTATAGAAGAGGTTGTAAACGCCTTAAATATTGCTGATAAACAGCAGATAATACAGAACTGGTATGTACGTAACCAGCAGATGCCACCACAACAGCAAATAGAACAAACACAGAATATGCAGGAAGAGTTTGCAATGCTGATAGAACAAGCAATGCAAGAAGGTGTAGGCGGTGGTGCTGAAGAAGCTATTGCACAGATGGCAATGGGTAATCCTGGACTACTTGAGACTCAAGAGTTTGGAATGCTACCACCAGAGATGCAGGAAAGAATTTTAACCGTAACAAATATGGTTGGCGGTCAAGGTGAGATGGAACAAATTCCACAATCCAGGGCTTAATAATGGATTTTTTCAATTGACCGTCAAGAATTAAAAGGAGTAGACAATGCCAAAATTAAAAGGAAAAACATACGCTTATACAAAGAAAGGCAAGGAAGCCTACAAAAAAGCCTTAATGAAAAAGAAAAAGCGTACAGATGCAAAGGCTCAAGGAGATAAAAAAGGTTCATTGCCTAAAGCAAGTCAAGACCAAGAATTTCGCAGAGTTGAAAGAGTTAGAACTACTGGTGCTTGGGAAAAAGATAAAAAAGGCAGAGAATACCCTTTTATGTCTCATCATGTAAATAAAAAAGGTCAGCCTATAAGTGAAGGTGATGCAATGTTAGGTCGTAAAAAATATCCAGAGAAAAAGAAGAAAAAAAGAACACCAAGCAAAATGGGAGTAAGGATAGCAAAAAGGATAAATGAGATGTATCCAGACAGATAAAAGAATTTAAAGAAGAAGAAAAAAAAGTATGGCAAGAAGTAGGAAAAACTAAATGCACCAAATTTTAGGTATAGTAACCCCTAACGATGCAGAAGATCTGCGGAATATGAGCAAATATAATAACAATATTTCCGATTTTTCTCATCAAACCATCAAAAAGATAGCAAATGCCTATCAAAAAGAACTTGATGATCAAGAATTGATACTATCTAAACCCAGCTATTGGCGTATAGAACATAAATCAAAAGGTCACGATTGGCATTATGATGGTTGTAAAGAAGAAAATGGTAAGCTGGTAGATAACCATATGGCATGGTGCAATATTGGTACATCTATTTTGCTATCTAAATCAGATGAATATACTGGTGGTGCATTGAAATTTTTAGTGGATGGTCAAGAAGTCACTATTCACAATCACTATTTAAGCGGGGTAATGTACTCTGCTGATAAGCATAATAACCCATTAAAACATAAGGTAGAACCGCACAAAGGTAATCGTGTTGTGTTACTTATGTTTTTTGCAACTAAACCAGTGTCGCAAGACCAACTGAAAGGAAACTAATATGGCAAAAATGCACATAGCGGGTACCACTGAAGTGGACTATACCCCAGAATCAGAACAGATCACTGTAGGAAACTTTTCTACAGAGCAAAACCAAGAATTAACAGAAAGCGTAGATAATTCTGATTATGGAAATATTTCTATTCCTGGTGAACTCTTTGGTGAACAGCCACAGGAGCAATCAATCCAGGAAGAAAATACAGAACAGGCTGAGACTACAGAGTCTATCGAAACAGCAAAAGCTGAACCAGAGGAAGTATCAGAGGAGAATCCAGAGCAAACCGAAGCGGTTAGCGAAACTGAATCATCGGAAGATGAAGAGGATTACGTCTATGAATTAGACGATGGCTCACGGTATTCTATCGATGATATTGAATCGTGGCGTAAAGATTCTATGAACAGGCATGAATGGAGCAAATCCAATACGGAAAAAGCTCAACAATTGTCTGATCAGAGAAGAGCAGTTGAGCCACTGGTACAGTTAATTGGTAAGTTAAAGGAAAATACAGAGTTTTCTTCAAATGTGAGGGAAGCTATTGTTGACGAGTATGGAGAAGAAGCAGGGCAACTGTATGATCAGTCCCTTAATATGAATAGCCAAGATCTACCTAATCCTTATCAAGATGAACTGCATCAATCACAGGAAAGAGTGGCAACTTTGGAAGCACAAATAGAGTTGGATAATCTTATGTATGATCTAAGATCTAAGTTTTCATTAAGCGATGAAGAAATAGATACGGTACTTGATTATGCTGTAAACCATTCAAAACAATACGGCAGGTTACTTTCACCCGAAGAAGCATATAAAATTATGAACTTTGACAAGGTGCAATCTAAACCTGTTGAAGCAAAACCAAAGCCAAGCGTTCCTGTAAACGTAAAGAAGAATGTCGGTATGAAAGGAGATGCTCCTAAAAAAGTAGCTTCTTATGATGATATCGATGTGGCTTCATTTTTTAATCAATAATAGAATAAGGAGACATATAAATGTCTAATATAGTAGTAAGCGGAACAGGATCCGCATCATTATCTGCTCTTATTCAACAGTATTATATGCCAGTTTTGTATGATAATATCTTTAAGAAATCTCATCCATTACTTGCAATACTGAAGGGTAAAGCAAAGACCTTTAATGGTCGTGAAATCGTAGTACCAGTAGAATACGCTGATGGTGGTTCAAGTGTGTTTGGAGATAAGCATACTCTTGGAAGTGCATACACTCCAGCAATTGCTGAAATTGCAAAGACTGCATCGTTTAATCCAACTATGCTAACTGGTCACTTTTTATTAACCAAAGAAGAAACTCTTCTTATGAACAGCCCACAGGCAATTAAAAACATTGTCGGTGCTAAAGTTGCAAACTTGCAGAAGTCACTTGAAAAAACAGTCGCAGAAAATATGTTTGCTACTTCTTTAGCTACTGATGCGTTTAATCCTGTAGCTGTTTTAGCAGATGATTCTTCTACTGTTGGTGGTATTGCACCTGGTTCTAATTCCTGGTGGAAAACTCCAGTATTAGATCAAAGTGACTTTGCAGATGCTTCTGGAGAACATACAACGCAGTCACCTCAAGCTGTCGATTATATAACAGAAAACGATATGCAAGATCCTGCAAAAGATACATACATTTTACGTATCTTAGCTCGTGGTATTGCAAATGCAAAAGCTCAAACAGGTGAAAACCCAGATTTGATCGTATGTCCTCAGTACATTTATGATCTTATCGAGTCTGAACTTGGTGAGTTTAAGCGTGGTAGTCTTGAGTCTGATCGCATGGCTAAGATGGGCTTTGTTGGATTAAGTTATCGTGGTATTGATATTGTTGCCGATCAAGATATGGTAACAGCTCAACAGCAGGTAGAAAGTCCAGCAGTAGCATCAACTAATTATGATGGTAGAATTTATTTTCTAAATTCTAACTACCTATATATGTTCTTCAACTCTGGTGCAAAATTCACTGCATCCGATATGATTGAAGATACAAAGAGTAACACATTTGTGCAGAAGGTTCATACTTATGGTAACCTTGCTATTACAAATCGTAAAGCTCATTGCGTAGTGAAGAATCTTTACTCACCATTGGATTACGCTTAATTGTAACGTATAACGTCAGCCCCTGCTTCGGTGGGGGCTGATAACCTGGAGAAACTATGACAACAGCAACCATGCTAACCGTATTAGGAGATCGCCTGGAAGATACCGCAGGAGATCTTTACAATGATACAGTAAAGCTACGATACCTAAATATTGCCCAGGATAAGCTCATACAGCTTTTAAATCCGCATTTATTAACTGAATTACAGGTTATTAAAACAAACATAAGTCTATTAACAGATAACGATGTAGATAGCCATTTTAAAAGCTATTTTATACCAAATAATGATACGCTTGAATCTGCCCCATTTGGCGGTGCATTAGGCGTAATTGGTATAAGGGTATCAAACGATATGTTTATTCGCAAGATATCCTTCGATATGGCAAAAGATTTTAGCACAGGATATGTAGGATTTAGTGCCACAGAACCAGTGTATTTTGTATTTAAGAATAGAATTTACATTTACAATACTACTGCAAACGTGGATTGTTACTTTATGAAAGAGCCAACTGCTCTTACAGGTGATACAGATAATATAAGCGATCTAAATGCTATTTTTCACGATGCTTTGGTAGAACTGGCTGAAGCAGAGCTGTGGAGACTATCAAACAACCAGGCACGTAAACAGGATGCAGAACAAAGAGCATACGGCATTATTGGTAAATACAACCAGAATCCTGCAACGCAAGTAGTTGGAGAGAGTTTACATTTTGATTATAGCTCATCCAATAGCTTAGTAGATCCCATTTACCCGAATACATCGCTTTAATGGCAGAATTTATTGATATTTCAGATTTTGGTGGGGTAGTCACCAACGTAGATGTAGAAGATCTACCCGAGCATATTGCTCAAAACATGGAGAATCTTCGCATACGTGATGGTAAGTTGGAAAAAACATTTGGAGCAGGACAACCTTCCGATGTGCCTATATTTGCTCTAAGTGCTGTTAATACTAAACTTACACGGTCTTACGTTGTATATAATGTCTTTACATTTATATCTGATAAGCTGGGAACAACAGAACATCGGTATATCCTGGTATTAATTGACAGTAGCACCAAGCAAGTTAAACTATTTTGGTATGATCCAGATGTACCCGCAGTAAATGATCATCTGCAAGTAGAGGATAATATTTTATACTTTCAAACAGCATCGGACTCTGGATACAGTCAAAGCGACAATATTATGGTTGTAGGTGTTAAAGATAACAATAATTCCGCAATTGCAAATACAGATATTTACGATGACATTACGTATAAAACAGGCAACAAACATTTTATTAATACAGATACTGCAACGACATGGGGTGGTAGTTTTTTTGCTACGGCATCCGATACTGGTCTTAGAGATCAAACGATGGGCGGTAAGCATGGTACGCATCTTAATGTAGATACGAATGCTTCTGCTGGTATATCCAGTTTTACTAATATTGCCTTACTTGCATTAAACGGCAAAGTATTATGTATGTACAGTTATGACTCTGGAAGTGATGGTAGAATAAAATACACAATAGGATCTTCAACTTCTGAACTAAATACTACGTTGTATAATCAGTTTAAAGGATATGGTACATTTAAAGTAAATGCAATGATTAACCATAGCGATGCTATATGGGTGTATTATTCTGCTCTTGATAGTGCTGGTGGTGGTCAATCGTATAATGCAGTTGTAAAATATACTGTACAAAGCAATGGCACAATTGTGGAAACTGGTTTCGATGGGCATGATCCTTCCGAATCCGATTGGGGTGATAATGTAGGACAAACATTTAATTCTGGACATTTCTATACTGCAAATACAGGAACTTTATACTTATTAATACCAGGTAATGACTCATCACTATTTAAAGTAAGTGGTGCAAATATTGTTGCACAATCTGGAGTACCTGCAAATACATCTACTTATGAATGGAAAGGTATCACATCAATTACAAATACTGTTAATGGTAATAAAGAATACTTGGTTTTAGGTGAGTCAAGTGCTACAAATCATAAACTGCATTATATTGATTTAAATGATAATTCAGCTACATGGGCTAATAGTAGCTACAGCGATCAACTTCATTTACTTACCAAAATGGACTTTGGTGAAAATAACAATAAAAATGAATCTATTATTAAATACTATGAACGCAGTGGTGGTGACAAATTTTTACAATACAGTACGCATAATGATGCTACTGTAATATTAGGATTTGCAGATGTTAATGGATCTATTTTTACTACATCCACAGTAATTGAAGCGATTAAAAACGCATATAGGCATCCCAGCGGTACAAAATATTTAATGGTTTGTACAAACGACAGCGGAGTGTATAACAGCGGTATGGTACATGGAAGAGTTTACAGAATAGATGCAAGTAAAACAGTAGTATCCTTAAATGATAATGCTAATGATACTTATAAAGGATGGAATCCAACGTGTATAGATGATGTGGTAACTGGTGCTACTTCTGGTAACCAATTTTTTACACACGCTAAAGCCTATATCCAGGCGTATGGCGTTGAATATACAGATACATTGAATAATCCGAGAGCCTCATTAATTCGTATGACAGACATAGGATGGGGATCTGGAACCTGGGCGGGTACAGGTACAGTAGATTATGGCTGGACAGATTTGCACAGTAAATATAATTTTTATGAAATAGCGGAAGATAACTCCAGTACAACCCCGACCATATACCACCAAACCGATAAAAATCCAATTGTGCCAACAGGAGATACAGTACGATTTATTCCAGGTGCAATTGGTAAAGTGTCCAGCACTGAGGCAAAAGGACTTTGGCTGGGTTATATTAATAGATCAATGTTTAATGGAGACTATACTATACCTGCAAATTGGTACGGATATGTAAATACATTAAACAATCCATTTAAGGTCACATTAAAACGCAAATACAAGGCAGATACAAATTTACGTAATGGCGATACGGTTAAATATAATTGTACTGCTGTATATGATGGAGTCCAGGAAAGTTTATTTGATAAAAATGATGAATTAATTTTAGATGATAATGATATACAAAAACATATAGTAGAGCTTGATGTTGAAATAGCAGATATAACTGCATTAAATAAGCGTATTACAGGTATTAATTTTTATAGAGCAATTGGTAATTCGGGTATATACAGTAATTATCAACTAATAGGACATATGACATTTGTCGATAGTGGTAATAATCTTAGTAGTGTTGGTGCAATAAAAGATATACAGTTACAATACTCTGGTAATGAGGTTATATACGTAAAAGCAACAAATACATCTCAAAGAGATGGGATACGAACCAGGGATTATAATGAAAATTGGCTTGGTACGAATAAATACGCAATAGATACCGATGGGGGATTTGATGGTATCGATGATCCCGATGATGCAGAATACTTTGATCCTTTTGATGGGTTTTTATTATATATGACTATTGGTACAATAAGACCAATGACAAGTAGTCAGTTATACGTAGTAGCCACATCAAATAATGTTGCAGATAGTATTCCCCTATCAATAGAAGATGAAATTGTAACAACGGCAACTACTGCTGTGCCAAGCGTTCCATTATCAGCTCCAGTAGATACAGGACTTAATCTTACAGGATCTGTAACTTGGGCAACTACTGATAATCCTAAAACATTCTATGTAGATGGCGATGCCACTAATATTTTAAAAGCAGGTGATAAGATACAATTAGGTACGCATAATGCTGTCATAACGCTAACAGCGGTTAGTGATTATGATGATGTAAATACAATAACGCAGATCGTAGGTAATGCTGATATAAATGGAAGTGCATCTGGAACTCCAGATGTAAAACTTAGAGAGGTTGCTTCTGGTGAGCATATCATTATATTATCTGCACGAGGAGCAGATGAACCAAATGTATCTCCTGCTATAACCACTTCAGCTGTAGCACATAATAATGGTGTTAGTGTTGCAAAACAACGTGAGCATAATTACACCAGATTATCTTTAGATGAAAATGCAAATTTTGGTAACAGTTATTTAGATGGTGATGGAAACTTTAACGGATCATCATGGAAAATAAAAAGAAGAAGAAATGCTAATTATACTACAACGTATAACGCATCTTCTGGTGCGTATGGTGGTAATAATATAGGAGTTGTATTCCCAATAGATTATGCAGATTTTAATAACAATATAACAGCGAATAGTTTATCTGGTAGTATTGTTTTCTTTGGGGAAAAATCAGTACAAATTGAAGGCAATAGTTCATTTGATAGCGATATTGGTGGAGTATGGGTAAAAACTACAGAATCTTTTGGAGCTTCTGATACATCTACGATTAGCCAACAAGCACAGTTATTAGAGGGATTTAGCGTATCTACAGCCCAGGGATCTACTACTCCAGGTATGGGATTTACAAAAGACGGTGATAAAGTTACAATTACGTGCAGGGATTTTAGGTTAGAAGATTTAGGAGAGACTCCAACGCAAACTATATACAGTAATAGGGTAAATGGTCAATACGCCAGAGAGTTGAAAGGCAGATTATTTTTAGGCAATGTCGTACTAAATCCAGAAGATAAAGCAGAAGAGCATAGAGATTGGATTGCATACAGCGAATTAAATGAGTTTGACACAATTCCTGTAAGTAATGTTATTGCATTTGATGACAGAGAAGGTGGAGATATTACTGGTCTTGCTGTACTTTTTGGCAGACTGGTTATTTTTAAACCACAAGCTATATTTATTTTAAACGTATCTGATCCATCAAATTCAAATAGCTGGGCTGTTGTAGAATCTAAGCACAATATTGGTAACGTAGCACCGCAAGGCGTAGTGGAAGTGCATGACAGTATTTATTTTGTATATCACGATGGTATATACAGGGTAACCAGCAATATGGTAGCCAGTTCTACTGCAACACCATCTGTAATGGATAAAGTATCCGATAAAATAGATGATCAATTTTTACTTGCTACAGATAAAACAGCAATTAAAGGTCTATACGATCCAAGTAGGCAAGAAGTTATTTATAAATGGATGGAAGGCAATACTCAGCGTGTGTGGGCGTACAATTATGTACGTGAGTCCTGGCGTAAAATTAATATGGGTACAGGGGTATTAGACATCTTAGCATATGACGAAACAGGAGTGCCACTTAACTATGATAAAACAAGCAATAAAATCATCAAATTTGACACAGCGAATGCAAGTGTGGCTAAATGGAAAAGTAAGCGTTTTCCCCTTGATTTGCACCGTAAAAGGCTACTTAGATATGGCACAGTACAGTTTACTGGAACAGATGATCTAACCTACAATATTTATTTAGATGGAGCAACGTCTGCATCGTTTACAAAAACAATTTCAGCAGATGGTGGCATCAACAGATTTCCAATCAAACGATATGCAAAGAAATTTGAAGTGGAGATAGCTACAGCGAGTAGCACAAACGCATTAACCTTAGAAAGATTACAAATTGAAATGGAGTAACTCATGGATCCAGCAACTTTAGCATTATTATTAAAAGGTGGCTCCCAGGCAATCAAAACTGGCTCACGTTTATTACAGCCTAAGTTTGGCAATACTGCATATGGCAGACAGCTTAAACAGATTAGAAGGGATGGAGCATTATCCAAAGGTCAAGAAACAGGAATTATTGGTAATGTAGCCAGGACAGCCAGTAGGCAATCAGCCCTTGCAAATAGGCGGTATATGGGCGGTTTAATTAACAGGGGTATGCAAGGTAGTGTATCGGCACAACGTGGGCTTAGAGAAGCTGAAGCAGATGTTAGAAGAACCGTAGCAGACACTGGTAGAGATATATTCCAAAGCGAAGAAAAAGCAAAGTCAGATGCCAGAATGCAATACGCCAGAGGTTTGGATCAAGATAGAGCAGAACGCAGACAAGCAGGAGTAGGACTTGCTTCAACAGCTTTAGCTACTTTAGCAAATGTAGGTGATCGAACTCAACAACAACTTGATAAAGCTGAATTAGAACAGAAAACACAAGCCGATGCAAGTAGGCAAAGTTATATGGATGCGGTTAATAAATATGGACTTGGTAATACCAGGTCATTTATGACACCAGATGGTCAAAAAAGATACACTGGAGCTTTAGATCCATCTGCTCCTGGTCAAACTGTTATGACAATTGACGATAAACGATCCATAGAATCTTATGCTCAAAAAGCAAATATAAAAAATGCCAGTTCTGTAGCAAATACATTTCAAGCATTGCAAGATGGTGATGTAGATGCAGAAAATTTTATCAAAGAAATGAACAAACTCGGTATAAATGAAGATCAAATTCTGGAATTAATATCAATAATAAGTAAAGGTAAATAAATATGGCTGATCAATGGCAAGACGTATTAAATCTTATTGAACAAAAAAAAGCAAAAAAAGAATCAGATACTTTAAAAGCAAACCGTATTTATAGAGATGAATTGTATAAATCATCTCCTGCATACAGGGCTCAACAAGAAAGAAAAAAGAAAACAGAAGAGCTTAAATCAAAAAAAGATTTAGCAGATGCAGAGAAAAAAAGATCTCCACAAGAAGATATACTTCGTTTCGGTAAAAAAATTAAAGAATATCGTGATCTTGCATATAAAGAAAGAGCTGTATCAGAAGATGAAGATGGCAATAAAGTTAGTAGAATAGAGTACCTTCCCAGATCAAATAATAAAATATTTGTAGATCAAATGGAAGCGTATGGAGATAGCTTGTCAATGGCAAATATGGCTCAAAAATATGGTTCCAGGACTCCAGAAATTAGAAGAATTAAAAATGAATTTGAGACTTTGGTTAAAAAATATAAAGAGGAAACGCCAGTATTTACCAACACAGGAGATGGTACATCTTCAACTAAAATGGCTGTAAGAAGAGCTACAGCAGATCTTGCGAAAAAATATGGTAAGTCATTACCTTCTTTACTGTCTGAATTATACTCTAAATAATGAGTGATATAAGATTACAAGATCCATTAAGAAATTCTCTTGATGATATCATTGAACAGGCACAGCAAGATCTGGATCTTGAGCGTAAACGCCAGGAAGCTATTATTACCAGTGAAGAACCAGATAAAGTTTTAAGTGGTCTAAGTAAAGTAGAAAAACAGATAGAAAATGAACCAGTAGAAGTTCAGCGTTCTGTTTTAAATAAAGCGTATAATCCTGGATATTTTGATCGTGGAGTGCGTGGTGGCAATATTAGTAGACCAATCCAGCAAGAAAATAAACCATTAGTAAAACCAGGACTTAATCCAGGGGAAGTTGGTCAATGGCAAGGATTTATAAACGCAATAAAATCTGGTTATAAACAAGGCAAACAGGCAAGAGCTGTTATCGGGTTAGAAGGTGGATTGGAAGCAGAAGAAAGATTAAAAGAGATAGCTTCTTTACAAGCAGAAATACGTGGAATACCTCGATCAAAAGCCTATAATGAATTTAATGAAGCAAAAACATTTGGACAGGCTTTAAAAAGATTAGCATTAGATCCAATTGAAATAACAAGTCAATTAGTTGTTGAGTCATTATTTTCATTTTTACCAACACAAATTGCGGGAGCAGTTACAGGTGCAGGTATTGGTGCTGGAGTTGGAACTATTGTACCAGGAATTGGTACTGTAGCTGGTGCTGGAAGTGGATTTTTATATGGAGGAATTACTTCTGCTGGTCTTACTTCTCTTGGAATGGAATACAGCGGTAAAATGTTAGAAGTAATGGAAGAGTTAGGTGTAAATGTTGAAGATCCTAATGATCTTGCCAGAGGGTTTTCAAATGATGGTATTATGTCTGAAGCCAGAGAATTAGGACTGCGTAAAGGTGTTCCTATTGCAATATTTGATTTAGTAAGTGCGGGTGTTGCAGGTAGGTTTTCAAAGCCAGGAAGAACATTAGCTGGGAAATTTATACAAGGATCAAAAGAGGTAGGAACTCAAGCAGTATTAGGATCATCTGGTGAAGCGGTTGGTCAATTAAGTGCTGGAGAAGAAATACAGCCATCCGCTATAATAGCCGAAGGTATTGCAGAAATTGGTCAATCGGCACCATCTGGAGCTACCCGAATAGTAACTCAACAATTTAAAACGCAAAAACAAGAAAGAGCAAAAGCAAAAGGAATTGAAGCTCTTGAAAGTGGTCAATTAAGAAACCTGTCTGATCAAGAGATCACAGACTTCGCCAGTTCATTAACACCAGAAGAACGCATGGAAGTTGGTATTGGTGAGGATGGTCAGTTTGAAATTGAATCTGATTTAGGCAAAGAAGTTGTACGTAGAAATCTGGACATGGATAAATTTCCAGAAACTGAAAAAGAGATCAGAGAAGCCAATGCCAGATTAAATATAAAAGAGCAACAATTAGAAGGAACAGATTTTACAGGAGCCTTAATTGATAAAATTGAAGCATCTACTAATATAAAAGTAGAAAGAGAATTTTTAGATCGCACCTTAGCAGATGAAGCAGAAGAACAAGGCTGGACTGAAGCAGAAACAAAACAAGTATTAAAAGAACATGGCTTAGATGAAAACTCAGATCCAAGTCAAATCGATCTTACTGGTACATCATTTGGTGGTTCAATTAAAATATCAACTGCTGGTACTCCAGAACGTATGGCACAAGAATATGTTGCTGTGCAGGAAGAAATGGCTGAAGAATATTATAAGGCAGAACAACAAAATGATCCTAACTTTGAAAGTGAAATAGAACGAGATAGGAAGGCATATTATGAAGCAACAGGAGAACAAGACACAGGAGAGTCTAACATTGAATGGTTTTCAACAAAGGCGGTACATTTTGCAACACAAGGCAAAGTCCACGAATCAATCGGTGCAAAGCTCAGAGACATCTTTAAAAGATTTATTGACACGTCTAAACAAATTCTTAAAGATGCAATAAAACTTAGAAGGGCAATTAAAGAAGGTAAAGTACCAGACTCTTTACTAAAAAAATTAGAAGAAGCTACTGATTTTAAAACAGTTGGTAAAAAAGTTGATCAAGTAGCAAATATAGAAGGTCGCAAAGCTACTCCAGACGGTGGTGTTACCTACCGTGTTACTGAAGTGGGTAAAGTTGATCCTGTAGGCGTGTTTGTTATTGGTGCGGATATGGTCGCCAGGGATCTTGATGGTAAGTTAGATCCATTCGGTTTACGATATACAGAAAATTATAACGGCTTTGCATTATCAAAAGCGGGTGCAACTAAGTTAGTTAAAAACGGTAAGAAAGGTTATAATACAGTTGCTGTAATTGCATACGATGATATTAAAGGAAGTCAAGTTGCTAACCCATCATTTCAAAATAGAGTAAAAGAAAAATTAGCTAAAGCAATTGGTAAACGTAGATTAAATAAATTATTAAAAGAAAATAATAATAATGTTCAAGTGATATCTGGTATTGTAAATAAAGAGATACAAGAAGCAAATAAAAACAAAGCAAAGAAAGATAAAAAAGAAAAAATAAACCTTACGCAAATAGCATTAGACAATGCAGAGCCAGATTCACCACAATTAAGACGTAAAATAATTTATGTAGGTACATTAAAAGAAATACGTACTGGTGAAGATAGATTTAGAAAACACGATGTATATCCAGCAGAACAAATATTTGATACATTAGTAGAATTAAAAGAGCCTATACCTATTGACGATTTAGTAGCAGATCTACCCGATACTGATATGAGAAAAAAGAATTGGGGCATGATGGTAACGCAAACAAACTTTATGATGACAGCAAAAGAAAGTGATGTTGCAAAACAATTAATGGATATGGCTGAAATTGGAAAAGATGTTTTTACAGGCACACCTAATCCCGATTATCAATTTTATAGTCCAGAAACAGATCCAACACTTACTGCTGAAGAAGCTATTAGTAGAAGTGGCGATGAAAAAGAATTTAAGTCCAGGCAGTTTGTTTCACAGTTAGACGAAGAATTAGGATTAGGTACAGCAACAAGAGGAGCAGTTGGGTTAACAGAAGAATATGGAAATGAATCATCATTAGTTACCAGGTTTTTTGGTAAGCAAGATCCAGAGTTATTGAATTATCGAGGTGCATTAGTTGGATTGATGTTTGATCAAATAAATGTAACTAATTTTATTGGAGATGAAAACGGAGAAAACTCATTAATAAAAATCACAATAGATAAAACAGATCTATCAGATTTAAATTTAGTATTAACAGCAAGAAATATTCCCAGTAAGACTGTTAGAATAAGAGGAAATCAGCAAGATATTTTTATATGGAATTTTAATGACATTGATGTAAATTATGTATTAGGATTAGCTGAACATTATAATGCAAAAGAACAAACAGAACAAAGAGGTCGATTTGAGAATCTCACAACTACCGAAGTCCGCTCAGAAGCTCGACAGAGATATATTGAGATTATCCAAGACTACCAAGAGAAAACTAACGCAAGTATCCCAAAAGCGTTCACCAAGTTTTTACCAGATTTCTTCAGCAGAAAAGCTGATAGAGACAAGCTCCAAAAACAGCTAAAAGCTAAACCAAAAGCCACATATAGGTTAACTCCTACTTTCTACTCTCAAGCAGAGAGAACAGTTACAGATAAATTTCCACCATCAATGAAGTCTCAATCTGTTGAGAACTTCCTTAAAAAGAACCAGGTTAAACCAGAAGAAATAGAATGGTTAGATTTGGAATCCTTATTAAAAGGTAAGCAAAAGGTCACTAAAGAAGAACTCCAGGAATGGATCCAGGCAAATAAAATTGAGATCAAAGATGTTACGCTTGGAGTATCTTATACTTTAGATGAAGAAAAGTCATTGTCAAAAGATGAATTTATTAAAATGTTTGAACAGTCCGATCCAGCATATCCAGATGAAGCACCAGAAAACTCTTTAGACGATGGTGAAACTTTAGAATTTATTGAAGATGGTACATATTCTAATTTTAAATATTATAAAAATGAAGATAAAGAATATATTAGCTACAAGGATAATTTATGGTTTGCTGAAAGTGGTAATATCACAGTTCAAAGAATTGATACTGATCAGTATATGGGGTATAAATCTCTTTCGGGAATATTAGAAAGAGGAGTTGCTACAGAAGATGATGTAAAACAAGTTATTGGTAGTGTATCATCAGAAGCAACTCAATATTCATCTTATCAGCTTCCTGGAGAAAAAGAAGATTATCGTGAATTGTTGTTGACGCTACCACCTCAACCAATGACTTTTGAAGAGTTTGAGGCAGATGCAAAATCAATAGGGCTTACGGATCAACAAGCAATTAAAGATCAATATATTAATTATTTAAAAGATCCTGGAGAAGATTTTTCTAAAGATAGAAATTTTAAAACAAGTCATTTTAAACAATCAAATATTTTAGCTCATGTACGTTTTAATACCCGCATATCGCCTACTGGTGAGCGTATTTTATTCATAGAAGAGGTTCAGTCTGATTGGCATTCAGAAGGGCGGTCAAGAGGATATAAGAGCAGAATAATAACCAAGTTACCAGAGGGTTATACTGTAGAAAAGAGACTTGGAACTCAATATAGAGTTTTAGATCCAAATGGTGAACGATTCACTTCAGATTTTTTAAGCGAAGAGTTTGCTGTAAAACACGCAATTGAAAAATTAAGAAAAATAGGTGTTCCCAACGCTCCATTTAAAAATAATGGCTGGATAGAACTTATAATGAAAAGAATGCTACGCTACGCCAGTGATAATAACTTTGATCGCATTGCCTGGACTACATCTAACCAGCAAGTAGATAGATGGAAAAACGATCTAAGACAAAATGTAGATCAGATACAGTGGCAAAAAAATATGTTAGGTGTAAAATCTTTAGCACAATTTACAGCAGAAACAGAGCAAATAACTGGTATGGAAGTGCGAATCGATATAGCACAAGAAATGTATAATCAATATGTAGAAGAAGAAATTGAAGCTCAACGAGGAATGGCATCAACTGTTATTATTAACGGTTTAAAAAACAAAGAAAACAAATTTAACCAGACTATTCCATTAGAAGGCGAAACAACTATTAACGGTCAAAGAGTTACCTTAGAAGGATTATTAGGTAAACAAATGGCTACTCAAATTCGCAATAGCAATAAGCGTACTGGGATCATAGAAGGCGATGATCTTACAATTGGTGGTCAAGGTTTTAAAGTTGTATATGACTTTGCAATAAGTAAGATCCTAAACAAAATGGGTAAGAAGTTTGGTGCAAAGGTTGACCAGGTAGATATTGCAACAGAAAAAGGAACGATACCAAAAGATGTTGTAGAGCGAATAAAACGATTAAGTTTTAAAAGAGCAGATATACAAGAGAAGTTAATCGTTGCTATGACTATACCTTCTCAATTACCTCCAGAGGATAGGCAATCTTATATTGATGAATTAAATGATCAAAAAGAAAAATTAAATGATCAAATCCAAAAACTTAGATCTAAATATAAAAATGTAATGACTGATAATGCTCAACCTTCTATTAAGATTACCCGCAAAATGAAGGAGTTCGCATTAAAAGGACAACCTACATTTAGACTTAGTAAGATGTCATCTACAGATGAGGTATTAGAATCATCGTCTTTTAAAAAATGGTTTAAAGAATCTAAAGTCGTGAATAAACAAGGTAAGCCATTAGTGGTTTATCATGGTACTACTAAATCTTTTAATACATTTGATGAGTCAAAATTATATGATAAAGATAGAGGTTTTTATTTTACATCCGATCCTGGTATGGCAGATATGTTTACATATAGTAGTTTAAATGCACCTGGGCAAGAAGAAGTTGGTGGCAACATAATACCAGTATATTTACAAATAAAAAATCCATATTATGTGGATTACTCAAAAAATTTAATGGGAGCTACTGCTAAAATTGTACAACAAGCAAAAAATGATGGACATGATGGTCTTATTGATTTGAGAGAAAATATATATCAAGTATTTGAACCAAATCAAATTAAATCAGTATTTAATAAGGGTACATTTAATCCGAATGATCCACGCATCTCTTTCAGATTATCTCCTAAAAACATTGTTACTCCATTAGCAAAAGTTTACCAGGAGCAAAAAGGAGATAAGAAAAGCTATACTAAAAAAGACTTTGAAAAAGATTTAGCCAGGTTGGGTTATGATGATGATATGATCAAATCAGCGATGGATATGTTTGGTATTATTCGCATGAAAGAAATAGAAACCACTGATCCAACGCCAATAGAAAAAGAATTAAAAAAGCTCCAGGAACGTGAAATAAAAAAGAATGAAGTTAAAAGCCGTATACAAAGAGCATATAAATTAGGAGCCAGGGAAAAAGAAAAAGAAATAACGAAGCTACAAAAAATAGTTACTAATTATGCCAGACAAAATTTACCAAAGGGATTGTATCAAAAATCAGAAGTAACAGGCATTTTAGCAAAGGTACGTGATGCCAAGCGTTTTCGCCAGTTAAGCACCGCTATGGAGCGTATAGACCGTGTAATTGATAAAGTATCAAAGCGGGGTGCATTAGCTAAATTCAACAAAACAATTAAAAAGAAAGCTATTGTTAAAAAAGTTGGTGGTGTGCCAAAAGGTCAAGTAGGTGCAGAGGTACAAGAAATAGTAAACGATATAAGATCTGTATATAAACTATCTGAAGCAGAAGTAGAAAATCGGTTAGAGTTATTATTAGATATTATTGATAAGAGTGCAGATGGTCAGCCAACAGATCTACAATCAATGCAAATGCATAACCTTATGACATATGGAGCTATAAAAAGTAAAACTCCACAGCAAATTGTTACAGCTACGCAATCTTTTGATTTGTTAGTTACTGATGGTAGGATGCAGATCATTGAAGAAAACCAGGCGTACAAAACCAGAATGGCATCTGTAAAAGAAGAAATATTAAGTATTGTTACAGGTGGTGCTGGTGCCCAAACGCAACAAGGTGAACAAGCTCTTGGCTTAAAACCAAAAGACTGGTCAGAGTTCAGAAAAATGATAAGTCAATTTGATAATAACAGTCAGTCTTTGGAATACATATTTGATAAGCTGTCAAGACTTGATAAAATTTCTTCACCATTACAGTCATTCTTAAATAATTATTTTATGCCACAAATACGCCAGGCAAGACTTGCTGAGTATGGCGGTACCACTGAAATGATTACAATGATGAAAGACAAATTGGAAGAAATTTACGGTCTTAAAGGTGGTAAGCTACGTAGGAAACTAAATGAAAATATTGAAAATACAATTACGATTACGCATCACGATAAGATTAGTCCAGAAGGTATTAAAGGAGATATTGTAGAAAGTACGTTTACATATAACCAGGCTTATAAAAAATGGATGGAATTAAAAGATCCTACATTGCATAAAACATTTGTAAAGATGGGTTATGACGTTAATAAAGTTATTAACCAAATAGAGCAACAACTTCCAAAAGAAGTAATAGCCTGGGCAGAGTGGCAATTATACGAGTTTTACCCTATGTATTATCAGCGTGTCAATGAAACATTTAGGCGTAGGTTTTTTGTCAACCTTCCATTTAATCCGATGTACTCACCAATTAAAAGATTAATAGGTGCGAAGTCAGATACCGCAGATCCAACTTTAGACAAAAAGAAAACACCATTCGGATCAGTACAGAACGGCAGTATGAAAAGCAGGGTAGGATCTCAAGAAGAATTAGAATGGGTAGATGGAGATACAATACTACTTGGCCATGTAGCAGAGATGGAACATTTTATAGCGTATACAGACGTATTAAGAGAGTTAAGATCTGTATTCATGTCCAGAGATATCAGTAGATCAATACAACAATTTCATGGTAAACCAATATTAAGAGTTTTAAACAAGTTTATAGATGATATAGCCAGAGGTGGTATTGATAAAAGTAATAGCGTAGAAGGTATTGATTATTTACGAGGAAACTTTTCCAGAAGTGCTATTGGTTTAAATCCTGTTGTGTTTTTAAAACAGCTTGGATCTATACCAGCATATGCAAGTGATATGCCATTGACTCAATGGTTAAAAGAATTTGCTTTATTATCAAACCCCATAGAAGTAAGAAAGATGTTAAAAACATTATCTGAATCTAAATTATTAGATATGAGATATGAAGTTGGTATGGAGCGAGATATTGCTCTTGCAATGAGATCAGTAAAACCTGGTAATGTATTTACAGGTACAGATATGTTAAACAACATAGCATATTTACTTACAAAATTAGGAGATAAAACAGCTATATACTTAGGGGGATATCCTTTATATAAATACGAATACAAACAAGCAAAGAAAAACGGTGCTACTGATGAAGAGGCAAAAAAGATTGCTATGAAAAAATTTGAAGCAAGTACGCTTCGTGCCCAGCAATCTGGAGAGATTGAAGATCTTTCTGAAGTACAGCGATCTGGAACATATGCAAAGCTATTCACAATGTTTATGACCTCACCAAATCAATATTATAGAATGTCTATTGGTGGTTGGAGAAACCTAAAAGAAAGAAGAGGAACAAAAGCAGAAAACATTAGAAGAATATTTGTAGCACAATTTGTATTGCCTACATTATTTACATACATTGCAAATGGATTTGAGTATGATGAAGAAGATCATATTACATCATTAATATTATTTCCATTTGCTGGTATTATGTTTTTTGGACAAGCGTTTCAAACAGTTATAGATAGGCTTGGCGGTAAAAATTATGGAAGTGCTGGAGAAGTTTCTATCCTGGAACCATTTAACGATATAGGAAGATTAGCATCCAGAATAAGACAAATACAATTAGGTAAAAAAGATTTAGATAGCAAACAAGTGCTTCTCATGGTTAACGATCTTGTGATTGCAATGTCAAGAGTATTAGGGCTTCCATATGCGGGAGTAAAAAGATCTGTGCTTGGTGCAATTAAAGTTGTTAAAGGCGAAGCTCAGAATCCAGTTAGAGAAACAATTGGTTTTAAACCAAAGAAGAAAGAAAAAAAGAAACCAATACGATCTACAGCAGAACCAATATTTAGACCGTAGTCTATTGATATTCATTTAGTCTATTGCTATACTAAGCACGTTAATACATTGTATTAATAATATTAAGCCCTACAACTACAAGGATATACTTATGTCAAGTGGATCAGCAATAGCCGTAGTCAAAGGGTTAGGATCAGTTTCAAAAGCTGTTAGCATTTCTACCACTTCAGCACAACCACCTGCAAAGGGTGTGTATATAGGAGAAGGTGATACATATTACTTTTTCTTAGATGGTGCGTATGTAAAGTTTGCAAACACAATAGCAGGTTCTATCTTACCTATACGACCAACCAAAGTAGCATCAGATTCTGGCGGAACTTCTCCAGTAGATGCTGGTGATATTTTATTTTTATACTAAAGGGTTGTTTAAATGTATATAGGTTTAGGCAACCTTTTAACTAAGGGTGGATTCGTTAGTGTATTACCCAACAAATATTCCTTCAATTTCGATGGTTCTAATGATTATTTAGACTTAGGTAATCATTCTGCTTTTGATGTAGGTACAGGCGATTTTAGCGTATCTGCATGGATAAATGTTACTTTAGGTTCTGGAGATGCTATAAAATCAATTATATGGAGTAGAGATTCATCATCTCCAAATGCAGGATTTGAATTTCAAGCAGATGATGGCTCTGATAGATTAAGAGTAGTTTTTGATGATGGTGACCCTGCAATAGAAGTTCTTGGAACTTATAATTCTTTAAGTTCAAACACATGGCATCATGTAGTAATGACTGTAAATAGAACAAGTGGTACTTGCAAATTATATCTTGATGGAAGTCTTAATAAAACGCAAGATATATCTTCTGCAACAGGTAGTTTTTCTAATATTGGAAGTACATTTATTGGTTCACGAAGTAGTACATTGCAAAATTTTGATGGTCTTATTGACGAATTAGCAATGTGGCATATAGAATTAAGTGCAGATGATGTCGCAAAGATTGCCTCAAAACCAGTTGATTTCTCTAAAACATCTACTTACGCTACAGATAGAACTTCCAATTTAAAACTATGGCTCAGAGCAGGAGACAAGGTACTTCCTGAAAATGATACTTCAATCGCAAGACAGGACTTCTATACAGACTTTGATGGTACGAATGATTACATTAATGTAGGTTCAGATTCTTCCATAGATGATATTTGGACAGGTGGAGGAACATTAACTGGGTGGATAAATCTTAATTCTGTAGGTGAAAGTGCAAATGGAATGCCTGTTGTAAAAAGAGGTTCTGATTCTGGTTGGTATATAGCTACTATAGGAGCAAGTGGAAACACTTGTCAGTTTGGACTTGTAGTTCGTTGGGATAATTGGGGATTTTGGAGAACTACATCAACAGATATAATATTTAATGAGTGGATTCATATTGCTGTTTCTTATGATAATAGCTCAACTTCTAATAATCCTACTATATATATTAATGGAGTGAGTGTTGCTGTTACAGAAGTAACTACACCTTCTGGTACTTATGAGTCTGATGCTTCAGATAATTTATACATAGGTGGTGAAGCAGGCTCTTTTACAACTGATGGTGCTATTTCAAACATTGCACTTCATCAAACAATATTGGATGCTCAAACCATTTCACAGATGGCAAAGAGCAGATTCACCCCCATGAGAGACAATCGCTTTTCTGTAGTGGATT